GATCTCTTCCAGGAACGCGTCATCGACTTCTTTTATACCCTTCCTGCCTTTGAGTCCTTCGGCGTATTGGTCAAACGATCCCTTGAGAACCGCCTCCCGTGAGAAGATGGCCGCGATCTCATCCCATCTGGTCGGGTAATCTTTATAATTCAGCAGCAGCACCCGCCCCGTCGCCGCGCTGTCGCTTTTATCCGGTTTGCTTCGGCTTTCGTAAACCGCGAATTCTTCGAAATCGGTCAAGACGCTCAAAGACAATGTGGCCGACCAGGCATACCGTCTCAACTGGAAAGCCGGATAGATATCGTATTCAATATTTACTGCCGGTTTCTTGGCTTCCACAAAGAACTTGCGCGTTCCCCCGATCCGGAAAGAGTAATCCGGGGCTTTAGTTGCGCCTTCCACTTCTAGCGAATCTTCGTGAATGATATCTTTATAGGCTTCGGCATATCCTTGCTTATTGAATACATCCCATCCTAAAGCCTCGAAAAACGGATCCAGGAACTCGCGCCGCAACTGCGTTTCGTTATACTTCCCGGCGCGATAAGAATCCCGGTGTTCATCGAATCTTTCTACCAGTTGGCGGATACTGTCATGTGCGCTCATTCGCCCTCATCTCTGCTCTGGATCTCACACCCAATTATAGTACACTCCCACCTCCCCAAAAACCTCAATCCACAACAGCATCCCCTTTGGGGATCCTCAATTACACTTTGTGACTTCATGACTTCGGAGTATATTCTCTTTTCCCTCTTGACTTAATAGAACAATTGTTCTATAATATAAACAGGCACGGGAAGGCTTTACTCTCCCGTGCTTTGTTTTTAAGCCTTGCCGTGCCAATCCTACCGATCAGGTGCTGTGCATGAGTTATCAACCACCTTCAACCATTCCGGAACTTTGGTACATCCTCGATAAGCGCCTCGCGCTGATGGAGGCTGCCCAGGCCGAACATCTGAAGTCGCATACCGAGATCGATAAGACCTTCGACGACCATGAGCAGCGCCTGCGCTCCGGCCTGACTTTGGCCGGTATCCTGACCGGCTCCGGCGGTTTTCTCGCCCTGGTCGCCCTGATCAAGTCTTTCTTTAGTCCATGAGTAATCGTAAAGGTGGCGGCCAACCAAGTAACCAGAATGCTGTCAAGCATGGCTTCTATGTCAAGATTTTCTCCCAGGGTGAAAGGATTCGCCTGGGGCTGAATGAAGATGATTTGGAAAGTGAGTTCAAGGCTTGCCGTGTTTTTATCTTCCGCATGGTTTCCCGTCTCTCCAATGGCGCCCTGCCTCCAGATGGCAGCGGCGATATGGATGATAAGTTGATCAATTCAATCAATAGCCTGATGAATGCCTTTACCACAATGGCCACACTCGCCCGCACACACCAGATCGTCACCGGTAAGTATGAGCCAACTGAGACGGCTATCCTGGATGCGCTTGCAGATATCAACATGCAGGATGGCATTTCATGAGTGACCTTACCTCTCGCGCCCGCGTGATGCAGCGCAACGCTTATAACTTCGCCCTTCTTGCGGGTGGAATTGGTTTGCGCCCGTATCAGGTCGAACCCATCGAAGCGATCTGGGAGTCGGTCCGCACCAAGGCCGGGCGTACATTCGTCATCGTGATCAGCCGCCAGTCCGGTAAGGATGAGTTGCTTTGCCATCTGAAGATGTATCTCTTGCATCGTTTCCAACATAAGGACGTTGAGATCGTCGAGTTCAATCCCACCTACAAACCGCAAACCATCCGCGCCATCTTCCGCTTGGAAAAACGACTGCAGGCGAATGTGCTCACTCATAACAAGTGGAAGAAAAAGTCGGATTTCATGCGCTTGCTCGGCCAGTCGCAGGTTTCGTTCCTCTCCGGTGACGGCCAGGCTAATGTGGTCGGTGCAGTTGCCAGCTTGCTGCTGATCATCAACGAGGCCCAGGATATCACCGCCAACAAGTACGACAAGGACGCCGCTCCCATGGCCGCCAGCACCAACGCCACGCGTGTATTTTGCGGCACTGTCTGGACCAGCAATACTTTGCTTTCCCGCGAACTTCGCGCCGCCCGCCAGGCGGAAAAAGCAGACGGGATCCGCCGTGTTTTCTTCTATACCTCGGATGAGGTCCGCAAGTACAACCCTGCCTACGGTGAGTTCGTGGATGGAGAAGTCAAACGCTTGGGCCGGGACCATCCGCTGGTCAAGACACAGTATTTTTGCGAGGAAATAGACGCCCAGGCCGGCATGTTCAACCCCGCCCGCCGTGCCTTGATGACCGGCGATCAACCCGCCCACGATCGCCCACTGGTTGGCGTGCCCTGCGCTTTCCTACTCGACGTGGCCGGCCAGGATGAAGCCCGCATGTCCCTGGATGACGATGCTCCACTGCAAAACCAGGGGCGGGATAGCGTCTCACTTACCATCGTTGATCTCGATCTTTCTACTCTCGCCACCTTGCAAGCTCCTACCTATCGCGTCGCCCATCGCTTGCAGTGGATCGGCCTAAATCACCTTGTTGTCTTCGGCCAGATCAAGGCCCTGGCTGAAGCCTGGAACCCGATGCACATCGTCATGGATGCCACCGGTGTAGGGGAAGGGATGTGGGCGCTGCTGGATAAGGCTTTTCCCGGGCGTGTCATTCCGGTCAAGTTCACCGGTCCGGAGAAGTCGGACATCGGTTATCGCTTCCTGGGTGTCATCAATACTGGCCGCTTTCGTGATCTGTGTCCCATGGATGCAGTGCGCGCTCAGTATGACGCCTGCACTTCCGAGATCCTCATAGGTCCCACCAAGACCATGCGCTGGGGCGTTCCCGAAGGCGCACGTGGCCCCACGGGGGAATTGATCCATGACGACTACGTTCTCGCAGATGCTTTGGTTGCCGTCCTGGATCGCATGGAATGGTGCGCGCAGACCGCCGTTGAAGCCAATGAAGGCTTCGATCCTCTTGTAGGGGCGGGGTATATCCCGCCCGAAGTGGAGTTTTAATGTCTAAGAAGATCGTTCAAACCACCCTCGCCGTCAAAGAAACCGAGAACACCATCACCCTCGGTTCCGCTGCATGGGACAGCAACTTCCGCGACCGGCTTTCCTACGATCGTAGGAAAATCCTCGACCAGGCGATCAATGCCTGGCGCTCGAACCCCATCGCCCGCCGCATCATCCAGCTCACCACCGAGTTCGTCATCGGTGATGGTCTTGCTTTCCAGACTTCCAATGCGCGCGCCAATAAGTTCCTGACCGAGTTCTGGAACCATCCTCTCAATAACTTGACCGAACAACTCCCCGAATGGGCGGATGAAGCCTGGCGCACTGGTGACTTGTTCATCCTGTTCTCCGTGGACGAAGGCGGGATGATCTACGTGCGCGCGCTGCCCTCCGAATCCATCGGCGTCATCCAGACTGCCGAGAATGACTACCGCCAGGAACTGCTTTATAAACGTAATGAGATGGATGAACAACCCTGGATATCTTTTCGTCTTGATATGAGTTTCCCTGCATCATTCGTTTTGCACTTCCCGCTCGAACGCGCTGTCGGCGCATCCTTTGGCGAAAGCGACCTGGCCCCTATCCTTTATTGGATTGGTCTTTATCGTCAGTGGTTGGAAGATCGTGCCCGCCTCAATTATTTCCGTCAGATGTTCTCGTTCATCCTGCAACGCCCGTTCACCAGCCAGGCGGAAAAAGAAAAGTACATGCGCGACTTCGCCGCCAAACTGCCCAAGAAATCCGGCGGTGTTCTCGGCTTGGATCCAAACGAAACCCTTACCGCTCTTTTCCCCAACCTGGCCGCCTTCGAAGCCGGCGCGGACGGTCTCGCTCTCAAACGCATGATCGCCATCGGCGCAGGTATCCCACTCCACTATCTTGCCGAGCCAGAAGAAAGCACCCGCACCACCGCTGAAGCAGCCGGCACGCCCACCTTCAAGCATTTCAAACACCGCCAAAATTACCTTAGCAATGTCCTCCTGGGCGTTCTTAGATCCGCCCTAACCGTGCGTCATCAGTATGACTCACATATTACACCCTCAGCTGAGGTTCGCATCATCGTCCCTGACATCACCGAACGCGACAACTCCATCCTCGCCCTCGCTCTGCAGCGCTTCGTCACCGGCTTCGCCCCTATCTATAACGCCAAGCTGGTTGACGAGGATGAGTTCATCCGCCTGGTCTATCGCTTCATAGCTGAATTACCGCCCGAGAAGATTGGCGAGTTCGCTCCGGTCAATATCCGTGGCAGCGGTTCCAAGACCCCCAACACGGACCCGAGCGATCCGCAGAAGGAAAAGGAGTAAAGCGACGTAGTGGTTGCGTCTTTGGCAACCAAATTTATTTCGCTAAATTCTTAATAGGAGACCAAAATGAATGTCACCGCAACTTGCAATCAGTGCCATGAAAAGATCGATCTCAACAAGGATAATTTTACTCAGTTGAATTTTCCTTTTCAAAAGAGAGAAATATATTTTCATTTTCCTTCATGTTTGATTGAATCCATGTTCAAGATACCGAGCCAGCACGTGCCGGCCCCCAGCCATGCGCCCCGCCCGCGTGCAGGCCGTAAATCGTAGGACGAAATTTATTTCGTCCTCAAAGGAGTAACATGTCAGATACACCAATTATTATGGTTGCGCCCTTGGCAATCACCATGCAACTGCAAGCCGTCCCCTCCGGCCAAAGGTCCCTGCAACTTACGGGAAAGGGCATCGAGGTGATCGCTATCACAGCCGGCATCGGCAACGGTTGGATATTCCAGCCAGCCGTCCTGCAAGCCAGTCAGTTCCTATGGGATAAGGCAGAATGTTACACCGACCACACGCCAGGCAATCATTCCGTGCGTGATCTAGGTGGTATCCTGTCTGATCCTACCTGGGATGTTATCGCGCAGGGTATCCGTGCTGTGCTTTCCCCCACCGGCCCCGCCTCCCAGGTCGTTCGCGACGTGGCTGATGCCGCCCTTGCCCATCCGGAACTTCCCATCGGCCTTTCCGCCGACATCCTCATGCGTGTCGAAGATAAGACTGTACTAGAGATCATCAAGGTCAAGAGTCTTGATATCGTCACGCACCCCGCACGCGGCGGTAAATTCGTCCGTGTGCTCCAATCAGAAGGAGTATTACCCATGACTGATCCAATCAGTTCCCTCACCCCACCTGTCGAGCCTTCCACGCTCCAGACTGAGCAAACTCTCAGCAAACTGGCCGCAGGTGCTCAGGCAGTTGTCAATAGCCTTCAAGCGCAGGACGCTTTGGCTAAACTCGAAGCCTCTAACGCATCCGCCGAGAAATTGCAGATCGGCATGTGCCAGGCTTTGCTTCAAACTGCACTCGCCGCCTCACGTTTGCCCGAACCCTGGCAAGTCCGCATCCGCGAAGATTTCAAGGATAGTTACTTCGATCCTGAAACCTTGCAAAAGCGGATCGAAGACGACCGTGCTTTGCTTTCGATCACCACCGCCTCCCGTTCCGTACAAGGACCAGGCCGCATCAACGGCATGGTAAATTCCGCCGACCAACTCCAGGCCGCCTTCGATGATCTCCTGGGTGCGCCCAGGGATGCGGACAAGATTTCCCTCAAAGTTCCCCGCTTGACCGGCATCCGTGAAGCCTATCTCATGCTCACCGGCGACTATGACATGCACGGAGGTTATGATCCCGTGCGTGCTCAGTTGGGCGGAACCACCGCCGATTTCACCGGTCTTGTCAAGAACGCCTTGAACAAGATCATTGTGAATTCTTTTGAAGCTATGGGTAAGGCCGGTTATGACTGGTGGAAGTCCATCGTCACAGTGGAACACTTCAATAACCTGAATGCCATCACCGGCACTCTGATCGGCACCATCGGCAGCCTGCCATCCGTGGCAGAACAGGCCGAGTACACCGAACTCGCCACAGGTGACAGCCCCGAAACCGCTTCTTTCACCAAGTACGGCGGCTATATCCCGCTCACTCTCGAAGCCATAGACCGCGATGAGACTCGCAAGTTGCGCCTCTACGCCATCGAATTAGGCAATGCCGCCATGCGCAACATCTCCGAGCAGGTCGCCGCCATCTTTACCCAAAACTCCGAAGCCGGTCCTGTCATGGCCGATGGTGGCGCACTGTTCAATGCCACCGCCGTTACCGTCGCGACCGGCCATTGCAACCTGCTCACCACCGCCCTCGCCGCCGCTCAGTGGGATGTGGTCGCCGCAGCCGTCTATAACCAACCCATGCTCATCAAGTGGGATACTGGTTACTACGGCACGGGTAAGAAGCTCGCTATCGAGCCTCGCTTCTGCCTTGTCCCTCGCGCGCTTCGCAAGACCGCTTTCGATGCGTTCTTGAATGCCTGGGATGTCACCGCCACCGTTCATGCCGAAAACCTGCTCAAAGGTCTTGTCGTCCCTCTGGTCGTCCCCGAATGGACACACGATAACGCCTGGGCCGCTGTCTGCGATCCCAATCTCGCCCCGTCCATCATTCTCGGCGAGCGCTTCGGCCTCGTGCCAGAAATCTACATCGCCAGCAATGAGACTGACCCCGCCGTGTTTATGAACGATGAGCACCGCTTGAAGGTCCGCCAGTTCCTTGCCCTGTGCATCGGCGACTTCCGCCCTCTGCATAAGAGCAACGTGGCGTAACCTATTCCTGTCATTGCGAGGAGGGTTGAGTAGGCAGTGCTTTTCTGCCGTATCGAAACCCGACGAAGCAATCTCATTCTGAAAGGAAACCTGACCCATGATCCACAATACTCACTTCTCTCAGTACATCCCGCCTACCCTGTTCCATGTCGTTTCAGCCACAGCAACCAAAACCCATGCCGCTGGTGCAGTCTCAGGCACGATCGCCCTTGCTCTCGGCGCAGCAAATGAGACTTCGATTGTCACTATCCCGATTGTGATCCCTTCCAATGCCCGCGCACTTCAAGGCTCTAAACTCGTGTCCATCGAAGTTGATTTCGTCAACGCAACCGCCGAATTCACTTCTCACACGTTCGTCCTGAACAAGGTCACACGCGGCGCAGACCTCGGTGTTGCAGTCGTTGACGCCATTACCAAGACTGATAGTGTTGCAGTCACTGCCAGCCATGCCGTGGATGAAGTCAAGCAAGTCGTAACCCTCACCACTCCCGAATGGGTTGACAACGATTGCTACTATCTTCTTGAAGACACAATCGTTCAAGGTGGGGGCGGCGGAACCTGTAAGTTCCTCGGTGCTGTCGCCAACTTCACCCTGAGATTGTAGTGTCATTGCGAGGAGGGTTGAGTAGGCAGTGCTTTTCTGCCGTATCGAAACCCGACGAAGCAATCCCCTCCTTCCACGAGTGTAAGGGCGACCGCGTCCGCCCATGCACCCTTTATCGGTATCACCCCAGCCGGCCACCTCCTCCGGCTGGGGCTACCGCAGTATGGCAAAATTCATTTTGCCCAAAAAGAAAGGAAAACTACCATGCAAGATTTCTCCACCCTCCTGATCGGCGGCATTCCCCTCATCGCCGTCATCTTCGGCCTGATCGAGTTCCTGAAGGTCTTCGGTCTGAAAGGTCGTATCCTCACGATCTTCTCACTCCTCCTGGGCTTTGCCCTGGCGATCGCCTACAAACTCACCCTGGGCCTTCCTGTAGACTATGCCGGCTGGATGGCCGTCATCTTCTTCGGCCTGGCCATTGGCCTTACCACCAGCGGCATTTACGACTTCCTGAACGCCCGCTTTCCCAAACTCAGAAAGTAAGACAAAATTTATTTTGTCTAATATGAGTTCAGCCATGATCCTTGAGAAAGTTCCCGCCGTAGTTGCCGCTCTTGCGGAAAAGGTCAATATGACCCCCATCGCCTGGGGTATTACCCCTACTCAGGTAACGATTGTTTTCGAGCAAGGCCCCCTGATGACCTTCAATCGTGATCAGGTCTTGGATGCGGTCGAGCCGGTCATTCACAACATGGAAGAAGCTATGCAGTTCGTCAAGACCGCCGCTAGCCGAGGCGGCTCCCGGCCGCCATCGGTTGCTCCGGTGCCACGAGGCACCGGAGAAGTCAAGCCGCTTCCAAAGAAAAAGCCGCGAAAGTGAACCGTTCGGAATGGGCAGCCGCCCGCCATTCATATAGGCTTGCCGAGCGAGGGTCTCATATCCCCCCCGGCGACAAGCTGCCCGTTCCGTCCTGGCTTTCAAATTGGCTATCAGGTCATATCCTTGCTTCGTGTAATACCTGTCAGGATTTCATGGATATTCGCTATGGTTCTGCTGAATGTACCGCCTGTTCTCTTGCGGATTTCGTAAGACGTTTGACTGTATGGGGAAATCATTCCCATGCTAAAAGGAGTAACCCATGAGCGCTCTCGCTGCATTTCGTACTTCCATTCTGGCTTTGTTGTCCGATGCTGGCCTTGCTATCTTCAGTAACAATGACGTGGATCAGGCGCTACGATGGGCGCTCTCTGAGTATTCCTCCCGCCGTCCGCTAATCCGCACCTATCAATTTCCTGTGATCGCCACAACCGGCGTTCATATTCTCCCCGCAGATTTCATCACCCGTCATGTCACCAATGTCGAGCTGTATGACGATGATCTTGATCTCATCGAAGAACTTACTTTTTATGCCTACCAACGCGATGAACAGTGGATCGTCGAGACCAGGTCGGAAGTCAGCGCCGGGGAAGTGCTCCAAATCTCTTATTCAGTCATCCATACCATTGACGATCTCGATGCCGCAGCCGGCACCACTCTCCCCGCCGCCGATGAACCTTTTATCCACATCGGTGCAGCCGGGCGCGCCGCCCAAATGCGCGCGCTGGACCGCATCGAAACGATTAACATGAACAAGGATGTGGCGCAGATGTATAGACTTCTTGCAACTGAGTATCTTTCCTCTTTTACGGCATTCCTTACCATCGAGCCAGGTGTCCGCATTTGCCTGCCTGATTTCCCGGATAGTAACCCGTAGTGTCACAAAGTGGTTGCGCCTAAAGGTGGTCGCGCCGAAGGTGGTCGCGCCCTCGTGCCCCCGTTCTTTGAGGGTGGTGACCATTTGGCAACCATTGCGAGGAGGGTTGAGTAGGCAGTGCTTTTCTGCCTTATCGAAACCCACAACCATTGCGAGGAGGGTTGAGTAGGCAGTGCTTTTCTGCCTTATCGAAACCCACAACCATTGCGAGGAGGGTTGAGTAGGCAGTGCTTTTCTGCCTTATCGAAACCCGACGAAGCAATCTCCTCCTTTACTCTGCGCCCGTCAATCGTCAATCGTCAATCGTAAATCGTAAAATGCCCCGAATGTGACGTTCTAATGCCCCGTCCACTTGATCCCGATCTACTCGCCGCCATGAACAGCGGTAATTTCATCCCGTACTTCAACGTGCAACTGATGGACGTTGATAGAGCGTGGGTTATGTTTGAAACTACCGAAGTTATTGAGTTTTCTCTCTTTGGGTTGACCGCAAAGGTGGTTTTCCACGATCCTACTTATTGGGATGATTTTTATATGTTCCGTATCCAACGCGGCATCCTAGTGGATGGTGTCCCCAATATCATTTCTTCCTCTTGCTATTGGCCCACCTATGACCGCCACGAAAACTACATCCGCACCCTGGAAGGGCATGTCTTCCCCAATGAATATTTCTCCACGCCAGGTGATGTGACTTATTCCAGCATTATCTCCACGGTCTGCACTCAGTACGGTTTTACTGCTGTTCATGCTGTTCCGGCTGCCGCCTGGCTTTCTTATCAGTTCCTTCCTACTGGTAAATCTCTTGTGATCAGTAACGCCAAGTCCTTCTTCACTCTGCTGCGTCAGAAGTATTTGATCTTCGCTACAGATTATGATGCCGATAGTCTCTACTTCTTTCAAGCCAAAACCACCGCCCCCGCTTTCCCTGCTGGCTATACTTTGTTCCAATCCAATAAGATTGCTCCCCCAGGTCACGGTGCTTTCCATGAGAAGACTTTGTACTCGAAAGATGAAAGTAATGTGCTGCATACTTCCGGTGGAACTGATAAACCCATTCATAACCTCGGCTTCCTTCACTCCACCGCTGCTCACCCTGCTAGATATAGTTGGACTGATACTCAGAATTGGATCGTTCAGAACATTGCCCCCAATCTGAAGTATCTTGACTTCGATGCTATTTATGCCGTCCTTGACTTATTTGAATTCTCGATCTGGCCTACCAAGTTCATCGAGCTTTTCAATTCAAAACTTTCTCCCACTTGGCAATGGCAAGCTAGGTTTCTTGATATCTTCGGTGTCACCGAAGGCGGGGCTATCTGATGTCAACCGAAGATCAGCTCGGCTTTACCCCACTTATCAACACCGGCTTCGACAAAGTCCTATCCCCCGCCGTTACCAATCTTCAAGAATTGTCCGAAGCCGTAGATGAGCACGATCATCTTGCTCTCGTTGTCCTTCCTCCCGTTGCTGAGATTGCTGGTAAGGTATTTGCTTTCGATACCGTAGGTTTGACTTTCTATGTTTGGGATGGCTCCGCTTGGAACTCGATCTCAGGTGGTGCAGTTACTAATTATTTTCACCTTTTGGAAGATGGAGTTTCTTATCATCTTCTCGAAGATGGTGCTTCAAAACACATTCTAGGTTAGGTGAATTATGGCAGACCGTAAATATTCCGCTGATACAGAGCTTGCTGTTGAACCCGCTGTTGGTGATGCTTTCGTCATTCGTGATGTAAGTGATGTCACCGATGGCGCGGGCGGCACTATGAAGCAGTTCCTTTGGTCCACCCTCAAGGCTATCTTTGCCGTTGCCGCCAAAGGCGTTACCGGTGGTGATGCCCATGATCATGTCGGAGGCGATGGTGCTGCCATCGTTGAAGCAGCTATTACCCTGGCTGATAATGCTACTCTCGATGCCAGTACAACTAAACATGGACTGACTCCTAAGTTAGTTGCTCCCGCCGCAACTCTTATGAATTTCCTCGGCCTTACCAATGCCGAGACTGTTCTTACCAATAAACCCTTATTCGATGCTACCCATCCTGAAAATCTTGGCACGGCCGCAGAAGGTACTCAGTTGATCGCAGCCCGCAGGGATCATGTTCACCAGATAACTCCTGATGTGGTTGGTGATGCTGGTGCTGGTGGCACTAAAGGTCTTGTCCCTGCTCCAGGTGCTGGTGATACCGCTGCTGGTAAATATTTGAAGGCAGATGCAACCTGGTCCGTTCCTGCTGGTGCTGGTGTAAAGCTCGATGATGCCACTGCTCCAGACGATAATACAGATTTGAATGCCAGTACAACTGCTCATGGCCTTTTATTAAAGGCTACCGCGCCAGCAGCAACCTTGATGAATGTTGTAGGTCTTGTCAACGCAGAAACTGCTTACACCAATAAACCCTTGTTCGATGCTACTCATCCCGAAGATATTGGCGCATCTGCAGAAGGTA